TATTGATATTTTTCCGGGGGTCGATTTTGGGAAATTGTTTTGGGAGGGCATAAGCTCTTGGTGCTGTCTGGTTTGTGGTGATCCAGGTTCTCCTTTCCTTTGCCTTCGTCAAAGTTGCTTCCAGCCGGGGTTTGTGTCCTGCCAAAACTATTTCAAAAGTATGGGAAAGGAGTGATTAAATGGCTAAAACCACATCTAGATCTGCCAGAAACTCCTCCGTTGCACCTGCATTGTCCTCTGAAGCAAAGGAGAATCGTCTCATAGCACTAGCTTGGGATGAGGCTGAGAAGCGACTTATGGATGGTACGGCATCCAATCAGCTTATTTGTCAGCTAATCAAGGTAGGTTCAACTAAGGAGCGTTTGGAAAAGGATATTCTTAAGCAGCAGAGAGAACTCATGGAGGCTAAGACTGATGCAATCAAGTCTGCACGTCATGTTGAGGAACTCTACGCAAATGCTCTCAGTGCTATGCAGTCTTATTCTGGACGACCGGTAGAAGTTGATGAAGAAGACCTATACTGAGATGGCTGCATTGCCTACATTCGAAGATCGCTTCAGGTATCTAACCATCGGCGGCAGAGTTGGCGGAGAGACATTCGGTTGTCATCGATATTTGAACCAGGTTTTGTACACATCTCCCGAATGGAGAGCATTTCGTCATCAGGTAATCATTCGTGACGATGGCTGCGACCTAGGAGATCCTGATAGACCAATTACAGGGAAGAAGATTCTAATTCATCACATAGATCCTCTTACTGTTGAAGATGTTGTCAATCGTGATCCGAAGATATTCGATTTAGACAACGTTGTTTGTGTTTCATTTGATACTCATCAGGCCATCCACTACGGTGATGAAAAGTATCTTAGGAGGAATTTAGTAGTGGAAAGAAAACCTAACGATACTTGCCCATGGAGGTAGTAATGAGTGAAATCAGTGTAATTACAGAGTCCGTTCTCCTCTCTATCAAGAAGATGCTAGGACTCGATAAAGACTATGATGTGTTTGATCCAGAGTTGATCATTCACATCAATAGCGTATTTGGAACTCTTCATCAGCTTGGAATTGGACCTGAAGACCAGTTTAGAATTACTGGTGATTCGGAAATTTGGTCTGACTTTACAACAGAAGGAGAGCAGACAGATGAGGTAAAAACATACGTTTACCTAAGAGTCAGATTGTTATTTGACCCACCTTCCAGTTCCTTTGTTCTAAGTTCTTTTCAGGAACAGCTGAAAGAACTTGAGTGGCGACTTAATGTTAAAGCAGATGAGATAAAGGGGATTGAAGATGAGTAATAGAGAGATTATGGTAACAATCATTTGTGCAATCTTCTCCTCTGTTGGATTCTGGACTTTTGTCAACAACATCTATCAGAACTGGAGAGATAAGAAGAGCGCAGAACGTAAGGCTCTCTTAGGTTTGCTTCACGAGAAGCTTTCTGAGAGAGCTGGTTTCTTTATTAGTAGAGGCGCTATTACAAGAGCAGAATACGAAGACTTCATCAGGTATGTCTACGAGCCATATGTCGGTTTAGGCGGCAATGGCACAGGAGAGAAACTTAAGAAAGAAGTCGATGAATTAAGGATGGTGAGCTGATTAATGGGCAATTTAGATTCTAATGAACTCTATCACCACGGTATTCTTGGCATGAAGTGGGGCGTCAGAAGGTATCAGGATAAAGACGGTAAATTAACAGATGTTGGAAAGAAAAGATACTTTAAAGATGTTGATAAGGTAAGAAAATACGAAGCTAAGGCTAACAAATATAAACAGAAGTCCATAAAAGCAGAAAAAAGTGCTCATAGATTTTGGTTTAGAGACGTGAAGGCAGCTTATGCTAAGTATTCCAAATACAAGTATAAATCCGAGAAGTATACCGAAAAAGGTGAGGAATTAGCGAAGAAAATTCTTGAATCAAGTTCCGATGTTAGATTTGATTTATTGAAAACGGATGATAATGCTAGTAGATACTATCTTATGAAAATTGCAACAAAAGGAGATCCTGAGCATATTGCCCATTTAGAGTTTGATTCTCCAAACGAACTCTATCACTGGGGCATCCTCGGCATGAAGTGGGGCGTCCGAAGATACCAGAATAAAGATGGCTCGCTTACAAGTGCTGGACGTAAGCGGTATGCTAGTGGTAAAAACGTTGGTTTCTTTGAGGCAAAACGACTTAAAAAGAAACGAGCAGAAGCAGCAAAGAAGCGACAGGCTACTCTTGAAGCTAAACGAAAATCAGAAGAAGACGCACAGAGACACGAAGCTGAAAAGCAAGAAGCCATCCGTTCTGGTAATGCTACTCAGATTGCAAAATTTCAAAATGAGCTAAGCAACCAGGAGTTGAGGGATGTTCTTGCTCGTCTTGATTCTAAGCAGAAACTTTCTGAGCTTGTAGCAAAGGAAACTCCGAAGAAAGAAACTAAACTTGATAAGGCTATGAAGATAGCCGAAAAGGGTGCTAAGTATGCTGAAGTAGCTGAAAAGGGTATTAAGGTATACAACACCTTCGCCAAAGTATCTAACGCCTTTGCTGACGATAATAATCAGCTTCCTATTATTGGCGAAAAGAGAGAGAAGAAAGCTCCTAAGAATGAAGCTAAAGAAGCAGCTATTAGATCTGGTGATGCTAAAGAAATCGCTAAATGGAAAGGCAAACTGACACCAGAAGAGACCAAGACCGCCATGCTTACTCTAGACTATTGGGATAAGATTAAAGAAAAGTCAGTCTCTTCTACTGTGAAAGAGCAAAGAGAAGGTCAAAAAGCAGCAGCTAAAGAATTAGCGGAAAAACTCTCTACTCATAGCGACGAGTATAATGAGGCAGTCAAACGTGCTAGAGATTTGGATTTACACATTAAAGAGCAGAACAGAGCAGAAAGAAAACAGAGAGTTGATGAAGCAAAAACTGCTTTAAAGGAATTGGTTAATCCAAGTGATCGCACTAAGACTATTAGAGAATATAGCAATGCTGAAATTGGTTCTAAAGAAGTGATCGATAGAATTCTTAAAGATTTGGAGAAAAATAGACGTTAAATGCTATCAAATACAGCAGTTCCGTATTATTACGGTAAGTTCCGAGAGGCTGTAATTAGAGGCGAGATACCGGTTTGTAGAGAGATCTCTATGGAGATGAACCGCATTGATAAGTTGATTGACGATCCCGGAGTATGGTATGATCCAGACCCTGTTGAGGGATGGATTAGATACTGCGAGAACGAATTAACGCTTACCGACGGTTCGGATCTATATCTTCTTGATACGTTTAAGTTATGGGGAGAACAGATCTTTGGATGGTACTATTTTATCGAGAGATCTGTGTTCGAACTGAATGAGGATGGTCATGGAGGACATTACGTAAAGAAACTGATTAAGAAGCGTCTTATTAACTACCAGTATCTGATTATTGGTCGAGGTGCTTCTAAGTCTATGTATGACTCCTGTATTCATTCTTATTTCTTAAACGTAGACACATCCACAACTCGTCAATGCGCTACTGCTCCTACGATGGCACAGGCAGACGAAACTCTCTATCCTATCAAAACTTCTATTATCAGGGCTCGCGGACCTTTGTTTAAGTTCTTAACTGAAGGTTCTCTCCAAAACACCACGGGTTCTAAAGCTAATCGAATGAAACTCGCATCAACAAAGAAAGGAATTGAGAACTTTCTTACTGGCTCATTACTTGAAGTCAGACCTATGTCTATCGATAAGCTTCAGGGAAGACGAGACAAGGTTGCTACGGTTGATGAGTGGCTTTCTGGTACCATTAGAGAGAATCCTATTAACGCTCTGGCTCAGGGTGCTGCCAAGAATGATGACTGGCTTATTGTGGCTACATCATCAGAAGGAACAGTTCGTCATGGTATTGGTGACGATATCAAAATGGAGCTGATGGAGATACTAAAAGGAGAGTACGAGAATCCTCATGTCTCTATTTGGTATTACAAGTTAGATGACATTAAAGAAGTTAACGACCCTTCAATGTGGCGAAAGGCTAATCCTAATCTTGGCAAGACGGTAACCTATGAAACATATCAGCTTGAAGTTGAAAAGGCAGAGCGAGTTCCATCTGCTAGAAACGAAATTCTAGCAAAGAGATTCAATATCCCTATGGAAGGTTACACTTTCTTCTTTACTTATGAGGAAACGCTTCCGCATAGAAGAAGGAGCTATAAGAGACTCCCATGTGCTCTTGGTGCTGACCTTTCCAGAGGCGATGACTTTTGTGCTTTCACATTTCTGTTCCCATTATCTGATGGGGCATTTGGAGTTAAAGTCCGTTCTTACATCACAAGTTATACTCTTAATAATCTCCCACGAGCAATGCGTGAAAAATACGATGATTTCATAAATGAAGGTTCTCTCATAATTATGGAGGGAACCGTTCTTAATATGATGGAGGTTTATGAAGATCTTGATGATTATATTAACCATATGGAATACGACGTAAGAACATTCGGCTTTGACCCGTATAACGCAACAGAATTTGTAGAGCGCTGGTGCAGAGAAAATGGGGAATTTGGAGTTTGTAAAGTGATCCAGGGAGCTAAGACTGAGTCGGTTCCTCTTGGAGAACTTAAGAAATACGCAGAACAACGGATGCTACTCTTTGATGAAGAGCTTATGACCTTCTGTATGGGAAACTCCGTTGTGCTCGAAGATACAAACGGTAACCGTAAACTATTTAAGGAGCGCAGAGATCAGAAGATCGATAACGTGGCAGCTATGATGGATGCTTATGTGTCGTTCAAACTGAATACCGATGCGTTTGAGTAAGAGGTAAAAATTCAAAATGCCAAAGTTTATGGAGCGTGTCCAGAATGCCTGGAACGCTTTTTTAAGTAGAAGCCCCACCAGTACATATGAGTATGGTTTCAATTATGGCTATAGAGGAGATCGTGTCAGGCTCTCTCACGGTAATGAACGCTCAATCGTAGCTGCCATCTATAATAGAATCGCTCTAGATTGTGCCATGATTGACATGCATCATGTTCGTTGTGACGAGGATGGACATTACAAAGAGATGATTAAAGGACCGCTAGATGATTGTTTATCGTATAGCGCAAACATTGACCAAACCGGACGAGCTTTAATGCTCGATGTAGTAATGTCTATGTTTGACGAAGGTTATGTAGCTATTGTTCCTACTGATTGC